GATGAGCTTGAGAATGAGCGGCTTCACAGCGTGGAAAAGAAGTCTCGGATGATTCGGAGCTGTCCACACTGCGGCAAGCCGCTTCAGAAGCAATGCACTGCGAAGCTCTCGCGGCAGGCGCGAGTGAACCGTGGCATCAAGACGAAGCTGACAGCGCGCTGCCCGAACCCGGTGCGCGCAGGCGAGAGACTCTGCGGCCGGCATCTGCGCTGGCAGCGTCGGAGGTCCCGTGTCTAACTGCCCGCACTGCGGCGAGCCCGTGCTGAAGTCTGACCGGAAGCGGCGCTACGCGAACGACGACCGCTCTTACCACCTTGAGTGCTTTGCGCGGCCGATCATCGGCTCGCTCGCGCACATCGAGCGACGGTGCAGTTGCTTCGTGCCGGGCTCGCATGAAGGCGACGATCCCACACTCTCGAAACGTGAGGCGGCGCTCGCGGCATTCCGCGCCTATCGCGGATGGTGAAGAAGGAGCCTGTCATCGTCGTGACCGAGGACAAGGCGCTGCGCATCGGCAGCAAGAACATCCACGAGAACGACATGGCGATCTTGAATCCGCAGCCAAGCCGGGGGCGCAAGCTCACCGTCGAGGACTTCGAGAAGATGGCGCGGCAGGGCTCTGAGAAGTTCAGCCGCTACTTGCTCATGGTCGCGATGAAGATGACGCCGCAGCGTGCGAAGCGCATCCGCGACTTGCGCGTGAATGAAGTGTGGAGCTGGCGAGCCATCGCTGCGATCAGTCACCGCGAATGGGGGCTCGATGCAGATTGGGACCCGCCGTCCAATCAGATCGCAGGCATGGCGCTCTGTCAGATCGCAGCCGAGACGTTCGGCGAGCACTACAGGAGCGCACCGTGGAACTGAAGGACCTCATCACGCCGTTCAAGCACGTGCCCGGCGCCGACGCTCAGATCATCGCGACAGACATGCTTGCCGAGGCTGCCAAGCAAGTGCTGCCCGAGGGCAGTTCTTTCGTGCTCATCACGGTCACGCCTACAGGCGAAGGCTCGAACGTCACGTTCCGCACGAACATCGAACCTCGCTCTCAGATTCCCACGCTGCTCGAAGCAGTGAGAACGAACTTACAGGATGTCGGCAATTAGTTACGCAGTCCCTTCGCGTCTCGCTCGATGCTGTCAGCCATACTGCGTAGCAGCTCTGGAAGTCGCAGCGTCGTTTCCAAGTCAGCTTGGCAGGCGAAGCCGTTGCCTTCCCTACCGCCGAACACGATCACGATGGCGCCTTTTGCAGCGCCCGCAGCTAGCCGTACCTGCGTGCAAAGGTCGTCGTACTTTCCTGCGCCTAGAGCCATATGTTCCCTGTCCTAAGACCTAATCTACCTGTATAACTAATGTTACGCCCCGCAAGGAGATCGGAGAATGGCAAGCAATGATTGCATCATGAATTGCGGTAACCCCATCTTTTATCCGTCGCATGGCGTCTGCAAGAACTGCTACAGCTCGATACGAATATGGCAGAAAAAGAAGTCTATCGGCAGCGCATCAACGCTGTCGAGACTGCCAAGGTGGTAATCGGTGATGCGCACTACATGAAGCGAGGAAAGAGGAAGCGATATGCAGGAAGAACCAACAAGCGCGGCGCCCGGTACGCGGGTCACGCTACGAATTTTCATTGATTGCGAAACGGTTTCCCAAGTCGGCGCGATCATGTCCACGTGCGAATCGGTGGGCCTTCATCCGCGACTCGTGCCGCAGCTCGGCAAACGTAACCCGCACGCAGACAAGCGACGTTCCAAGTATGGGCTGCTCGAAGTCGGCATAGGCGACGGCGGCAAGTACGCGAAGCAGTTCAAGCGCGCCAAGGAGCTACTCGCGCAGGGTGACAGCGGCAGGCTTCAGCGCGTTGATCTCGTCTCCGGCATCGCGAAGTCGTTTCGCGTCGAAAACAAGATGGCAGGCTATTGGGTGAAAAACTGGATCGACTCAGGCGCGCTAAAGGACGCATAACAACATGGGTACGAACGGGAACAGTAACGGTCCGCCCTCGCTTGCCACGTTGCAGACGGGGGCGAAACAGAAGCGCAAGTACACGCGACGAGTGAAGCCCGAAGTCGGCGGCTTCAAGATCGAGAAGGGAATCCCGATCCCGCCCGAGCAGCCGAAGTTCAAATATCCGTGGGATTTGATGGAGGTCGGCGACTCGTTCTTCGTGCAGAAGCCGGCGAACTCCTTCGCTGGCGGGGTCGCAGCTCGCAGCAAGAAGGGGCCGAAGCAGTACACGTATCGGCGCGAGAACGGCGGCTTGCGCGTGTGGCGCACGAAGTGACGGCGTGTCATCAGTGCTGCTACGTATGGCGCAACGGCCGTCGCGTGTGCGTGAACTGCGGCGAGCGGCTGATTGATAAGCCGTCGATGCGCTCGCTCGCGGCGATCTTCGCGCCGCGTCGCAAGCGTCATCCGGCGCCGTACCATCGAAAGTAGCGGGCAAAAAAAAGGGGGGCCGAAGCCCCCCTTTGCTCATGGCCGCTTGCCGGCCTCGATGTCCGCTCGCGTGATGCCGCGAAAGTGCAAGTCTCGCTCGATCTTGAGCCCGAAGCGATTCGTCACGTCCTCGATCTCAGAGAGCGCCGTGTAGCCCCATTCATCGCAGTCCGGTCCCAGCGGCGAGACGCAGTAGCCGTAGAGGATGAACTCGCCGTCGTCACGGTCGTAGCCCTCGAACGCGTAGTACGTGTAACGGCCGCTCGGATCGAACAGCTTCACGACACACACATCGCTCGGCCGCTCGCTCTCTTGCGCGAGCATCCACGCAGCCTTGAGCGCCTCGCGCTTCTCGTGCGGGATGAGAGTCGGCGGTTCCTTCGGTAGCTTGGCGCTCATGCCGCGTCCCTCATCGGCTGGCCGCAGTGCGGGCACAGCTCCACGCTCTCGATCTTCGAGCAGAGCTTGGATAGTTGCCCGAGGTCCACGCCCGTGACTTGTGCCTGTTGGTTGCGGCTGTTGCCGTCCACGAGCACCGCGCGCGCAGCTCGCAGGCCGCGCGACTTCAGCCCGAGTGCTTTCACTCGCTTGTTGAACTCAGTCAGTTTCATGTGAGTCTCCTTACAGGTTTGGGTCACGCCGGACGCGCGTCAGCTCGATGAGCGTGTCCATCTTCAAGCTGATTTCCTTCGCGCGCTTCCATGCGCCGTACCAAAAGAACGGCGCGAGCAGCGACAGCACGCCGTAGAACAGCGCGAAGATGGCAGCCACGAGCACGAGCAGCGCGACGGCCGGATGCATGCCCGAGGGATCGTAGTCGCTCATGGCTTGCTCCCGTACAGCGTGTCGCAGGTACGAAAGTCACGCACGTTCGCGCCTTCGCGCGCGCGCACGTCGTCGTAACACTGCGTGAGCTTCACGCTGTCGGGGATCGGCGCCGGCTTGGGCTTGTGCGTCAGCAAGTAGTAGCCGACGAGCAGGCCCGAGACGACGAGCCCCGTGAGCAGGGCGTGTCGTTCGAGTTTCATTTGAGTCTCCAGTCGATGCAAAAGCGCATCAGCGAGCGCGCTCTGACCGCGCTCTAGTTGCACTCTCTACTTCGGCGGCTGCACCGCACGCGCGAGCCAGCCGGCCGTGAAGCCGCGTTCGAGCAAGAGTCGCTCGTGCGCGTTCACGTTCAGCGGATTCGCCTTGAGCCACGCGTCGAACGCTGCGTTCTTGCGCTTGATGCCGGCGCTCAGCTTCGCGTTGTCGGCCGGCGTCCATTCGCCGGGCTTCAGCACGCCGGGCCGAAACTGCTCGTGGCCGGGGCTCGTCGCGCCGCCCGGCCCGCACACGTTGCGGTGGCAGATGGCGCAGCGCCCATTCGTGCAGTGATGCCCGTCCAAGTCCCACGGAGCGCCGCAATAGTTGCAGAGCTTCGCGGCTTGGCAGGCGAGGCAGCCCGACTCGTGCGGGTAGTGCTCGTGCGTGTGCTGCGTCATGCGACCTCCAGCGTGAGCTTGTCCAGCTCCTTGCCGTAGCGGCGCACTTGGTTGCGCAGCTTGGCCCAGCGATTGAATGCACGCGCCAGCTCAGCCTCGGTCTGTTCGAGCTTGAGCATCGCTTTCGCGTACCGCTGTTCCAGGCGCACGCTGCGAGTGCGACCGCCGCCGCGTTTCCACGACTTGAGCAGCTCGCGCGCATCCTCATCGCCTTCGAGCGCCATCCATAGGATGTCGTGCGACGACTTGCCTTTGAACTTGGCTGGGAATTCGTGCTTGCCCGCGCGCCGCACCAGCTCATCGAATTCCTTCGAGTCGAGCGGGGGCAGCTCGTCCACGCTGCGCGGTTTCGGTTCGGTCATTTGAGTCTCCGGTTCGATGCGAAAGTCCGCACCATGCTGCCCCCGCTTGCGCAGGGGCAGACTGTTGCTGACTTACGTGTTCTGCTCGATGCGCTCCTGCAACGCACGCGCGTTCTTCGCGTACGTCTCGAAGGTCGGCACAAGCTGCGTCTGCTTCGCGTCGCGCATGGTCTGCGCGTCACGGTCAAACTGCTCGGCCGCTACACGCAGAGCGTGCGTGATGGTCGCGTAGTCTTTGTTATCGAGAACGATCATGAGAGTCTCCGGTAAGAGTGCGAAGTCCGCACCATGCTGCGCCCCTCGGGACGCAGACTGTTGCAGGCTCAGTACGCGTAGCGTTTGCCGTCGGCCGTGAAGCGGTACTCGTTCGCTTCGATGGTCTCGACGACCGCCTCATCGGATGTCAGCCATTGATGCTCGCGTTCGAGTAGGCGGTAGCTCCAGCGCATGAACGCGCGTAGTGCTTCCTTCAGCTCGGTCGCAGCGGTGTCGTCCGTGTCGTCGATGCTCGTGTCGCTCGGGTCCACGTCGGTCACGTCGGCGTCCACTTCGATGTCCGCGCTACCGTCGTGGTAGTAGCGGCCACGATGCACGACGGTCGCCGAGAGCCGGTTACTCGCGCGTGCTTGCGCGGCCACGATGTCAGCGACGGCCGCATGTAGCTGCTTCTCCTGCGGCATCTCCTTGGTCACCGCTTCGAGCGCATCCGGCTTGAACGCATACGTGCCTTCAAAGCACGCGCCGTCGCCTTGCGATGAGAAGCCGGTAAAGAGAACGCCGTCGATGCTGATGCCGGCGAGCTTGCCCAGCTCCTTGATCGTATCCTCGGTTGAATCGAACCAATGAGGATGATCGACGTTCACGTCGCGGTGCTCGTCGCGCGCGACTTCCTTCGCTTTGAAGCTCAGCTCGTCGTACGTGTAGACCGTGATCGTTTTCTGTTCAGGCATGTGAGTCTCCAGTTTGTCGATGCAAGTTCGCATCACACTGCGCACGCGTTGCCGCATGCGCAGTAGGCTGCGTTAGCCGCTGACGGCGTTCTCAAGGTTCGCGACTGCGCTTTCAACGTCACTGAAAGCCTCATCGAGCAGCTCGGCCGCCGCCTCGGTCGCTTGGCCTTGCTCGCTTTGCTGAAGCCCTTCCGACAGATTGTCGAAGGCTTCCTGTTCCTCATCCTTCAGGCTGTCTAGCTGCGCGGCGAGGTTCTCCAGCTCCGCGCGTATCGCGTCGATGCGCGCGCGTCTGTCCTTGTTCACGTGAGAGTCTCCGGTTCGATGCAAAGGCGCATCCGGTAGAGCACGCTCGCGCATGCTCAGCCGGCTGGGTCTTAGGCTCGCTTCCATGTGTCGCCATGCACGGTCAGCCCGTACTTGGCGATAGCCGTCTCGGCTTCCTGTTTCCAGCGTGCGCGCATGCCTTCGCACAGCTCGCGCCAGCGACGACGGCCGCACACTCCTGACTTGCGCTCGGCCCACGGCAGGCTCTCACGCTCGCGCACGTCGTACGCCAGCACGTCGTCGGCTATCGCTTGCGCTTGCTCGCGCGTGATGCGGCAGTGATCGGCGAACGATTGCAGGCAGTCGCGCGGGCGCCCGTAGGTCTCCGCGTTGCCAGCGTGATACCGCTCGCTAAACCCGCCGCAGGCGCCGGCTAGCTGATACCAGCCATTCGCCTCGGCATGCATCGGCTGCCCGTCGATGTCCGACAAGTGCAGCGCCGCGAGGTCGGCCAGCTCGGGGAATTCACGGACAATCGTCTCGTGATCCGCGCCGCCGAACGAATCGCGCCCGTTCACAAGCCCGCTGCCAATGGTCAGCGAGAAGTGCGGCAAGCGATTGCCGCGCAGGTAGTGCAGGCCGAAATGCACCGCGATGCTGATGCGGTCGCGGCCGTCGTGCTCGGTCCAGCCCGTGCGGACGACGTGCGGCCCATGCTCGCGCGTTTCGATCACGCGCTGAGTGCGGCGCGCATCGGTCAATAGGGTCAAGGTCATTTGAGTCTCCGGTTATCGAGCCACTAGCGGCTCGCGATGCGCCCCGAGAGTCGAGGCGCATGACGCGCTGCTAGTCGTGAATGCTGACGGTCCCGACCGCGTTGCCGTTGCGGTCATAGATGCGGGCGCGCATCGGGCCGCTCTCGAAGTGACGCGCGAGTGTGCGCAGGATGCTCGCGACTTCGACGCGCGCGGCCGAGTCGTCGCCGGGCTGCTCATCGTCGGCATGGAAAGCCGCGTTTTCGCAGTTAATCGTGATCGTTACGGATTGCATGATTGAGTCTCCAGTGATGCGAGGCTGACACGATGTCAGCCTACGTAAAAGTGCATCAGGTAACGCATAGCGAGAGTTAATGTCTCGAATGCGCTACCGGGGCACTCTCTTAGGCGGCCTGAAGTTCGGCCGATTCGTCGAGCGGCTCGCCGATCCATTCGCGCGGGTCCACGATGGACAGCCGGTAACGCTCGGGCAGCGCCGCGCGTTTCCATCCCTCGGGGGTCACGTAGGTCTCGGACAGCTCGCGCACGAGCGCCGCGTTGAATTCGCGCACGCTCTGAGGCACGCCCCCGCGCCCGGCTCGCTTCCAGTCGGCCACGGTCTCGGGGAATAGCGCGATGTCTGTCAGGCCTTTGCGCTTGATGTGCTCGGCCATGAGGCGCGCCATCGTGCCGATGGTCAGGCTGTTGCTGGCGCCCGTCTCGCGTGACGGTCTGATGCTATGCGCGAGTTTCGCGGGCAGAGGCTTGGCGCGCTCCGCGCGATAGACGCGAATCGCTTCGCCGTGCGCGGGCACGTCGAGTGCCTCGGGGCGCGTGGCGTGAGTCGCGACGCGTTGCCAGTCGCTGCCCGCGCGGCCTGCTTTGCGTATCTCGACGTGAAATAGCGGGGCAGCCTTCGGCGCAGTCTTGGGAAAGGTCTGTTCTAGCATGTGAGTCTCCGGTTAGTGCAAGTCGCACCATGCAGCCCCGCGCACGGGGCTGACTGTTGCGGCCTACTCAATCACGCAGCGACATTTGCGCGCGTGGCCGTACAGACGAATCTGTGCGGGTACTTCGCAGCCTTGCTCGTGGCCGTCGCGCAGCGCCTCGCGAATCATCTCGCGCGGGCTGCTGCTCACGCTGTTTCGATACTGGCGAAACAGGTAGAGATTGCCTTGCGTGACGAATGCGCGGAGCTTGCCGTTATGCGCCGCGAGAATCGTGCGCTCTACGAATGTGTCATTCGTTGCGACGATAGCCGCGCGCACAATGGCGCCGAGTAGCTTGCGGTTTTCGGGGGTCATGTGAGTCTCCGGTCCGATGCCAGTCGCATCACAGAGCCCCGCGCGCGTGCCGCGAGGCTCTAGGCTGCGTCCTAGTTGTCGCCGTACATCGCGCGCAAGTCCCGCGCGAGCCGTCGCTTATTCGTGTCGAAACTCCAGTCTGTGCAATCCATGTAGCCGGGAGCGGAGTAGCGCCCCGCGTACTGTCGGCCGCAGTCGTGAAACGTCTCGGGGTCAGCCTTGCCCCCGCAGTCATTGCAGCGAGCCGTCCCGGCTTGCATCGCGTCGCGCGTTTCGTTGTGGTCTGGCGTGATCCATTCGTGCGTGTAGATCGTTGCGCCGCACTTGGCGCAGTCGCACGAGTAGAGCGCGCCTTTCTGGTAAATCTGCAATTCCATCATGTGAGTCTCCGGTCCTATGGTTCGATGCCAGTCGCATCAGGAAGCCCCACGCGACAAGCGCGAGGCTACCGGCTGCGTCCTAGTGCTTCACGAGAGTGAACGACACGCCCCCGACGAAATACTGTGCTCGTCGCGCGGGGTTTTGCTTGAAGGCTTGAAACGTCTCGACGAGCAAGCGACGCGCGAGAGCATCGCTTGCGCCATTGGCGCGGAAAGCCTTGATGAGTCGCTGCGATGTGCTCATGAGCGCAGCTCGCACGCAGCCACGAAACGCGCGCGGTCAAAGCGCGGATTCTGTTGCTGCAATCGCTCAGCGAGAAAGGTAGCCGCGTTGTCGAGTGCAGCATGGGCGGCCTGTAGCCGATGGCGCCCGGTCTCGGTAGAGCATTCGTTGACGGGGGTCAGCGGTCGCGCGTCGCGAATCGCTGCGGCTATTAGCTCGAAGTCTTTGCGGGTCATGTGAGTCTCCGGTCTGTGTTAGATGCAAGGCGCATCAGGTAGCGGGGGCGCTATCTGCTGCGTCCTACATGCGACCCGCAACGCGCGGAGAAACGCGCGCGGGTCAAGTTCGCTCGGCTGTCAGCGTGTCGCGTTGCGCGAGGCTGCTCGGCCGATGGTTTCGCGAGAGTCGTCACTCGCTCGGTACGCCTACCGCTTGAAACGCACTCCCTAGCGCGCGCGGGTCATTGGGACCGGAAGGCTGTTGCAGCCTCGGCGCGCACTCTGAGGCATTGACACGCGTCTGTCAATACCCAAGTGCGACACGAATCACAAAAAGAGAAACTCGCGCGCATGCGGCGCGCCCTAGCGGTCAAGGTCATACGAGTAGACGCACGAGAAAGGCGCGATGTAGGGCGCCCGACTCTCTACACGATGGAAGCCTGCGAGACTGCGCACGAGCTAACGCAGCGAGGCGCAACGGCCGATGAGGTCGCGCGCGCGCTCGGAATCAGCCTCGACACACTGAACGCATGGCGCTATGCGCGGCCTGAATTCTCTGCCGCCTTCAAGCTAGGACGCGATGCGGCAGACGAAAGAGTCGAAGCCTCGCTCTACGCGCGAGCCGTCGGCTACCGCCGCACAGCCTTCAAGGTCATGCAGAACGATGGACAGCCGATCCTAGTCACGTATGACGAAAACGTGCCCCCGGATGTCGCTGCCGCGTTCATATGGCTCAAGAATCGACGGCCGCACGAATGGCGAGACAGGCACGAGCACATCAGCGTGAAGGTCAACGCTGTGCGCTCGATGTCGAGCGCCGAGATTCTCCAGCACATCGAACGACTCGAAGCAGAGCGCAAGGCCTTGCCCGCGCCGCACGCTGTGCAAGAGAGCAACCATGACGCGCCAAGCGAGGAATAGCGCGGCCTGCGGGGCTGCGACTGCGCTGCACATGCACGAGGCATGCACGCAGCCCGCGCCGCGCCCCTCGAACGACCGCGCGACGCACGCACGCGACCCCCGCACGCCCCCGGACGCGCGCGGGTCCCATCGCCACCTCCCTTATAGGTGCCATCCCCTGCATGCCCTTTCGCCCTGGGTCCCATCCAGTCGCGCCGGAGTCCCGCCATGAATCCGTGCCCGTTCTGCGGTAGCGCCGACGTGATCGAGCAGCGTGTGCCGTTCGGTCGTGGGCAGCGGCACGTCCTCTGCCGCCACTGCTTTGCGAGTGGGCCGCCGTGTCGCGAGCTGGCGGATGCGCTCGATGGCTGGAATCGCGCGCTCCGGGTCCCATCGGGTCCCATCCGCGAGCGGGGAGTCCCGCTGAAAAATTCTGCCGGGTATTAGGTTCATGAGCTTCGACACGCACTACCCGAATCGCAAGGATCAGCGCCGGCCGTACCGCAGGAGCCGAGCGTTTGACCGGAGCTGTCGCGCGCACGGGAGCTGCCCGTGGTGTGCGAATGGCAGGCAGTTCGCGAACAAGCGGCGCCAGCCGCTAGGAGACTCCGATGGGACTGAAAGCCGAGTGTGATCGTTGCCACACGATGTTCGAGACCGAGGAAGTGCGCGAGGTCAGTCTCGTCGGCTTCGATGAGGAGACGGCGGATCGCGAGGACCTCGGGATGTTCTGCGAGGCCTGCGTGACGGAGCTGCGCGAGTGGATCGACACCCCGCCCCCGAAGGAGCGTGCCGCATGAGGCCGGGGCAGGCGGCGGCCTACGCGCACTGGCTCTCGAAGCTACCGCCGCAAGTGCAGGCGCTCGCGGCCGAGTTCCCGCCCGGCACGGTCTACGAGATCGAGGGCGACGAGTGGTTCGTGTTCGGCTGGGGCGAGCACGACACGGTGCTGCTCACGCCGGTCAGCCCGAGCAAGGACTACCAGCGCGCGAACGCCGAGAAGGTGCATGTCTGCGCGCAGCACTTGCGTGAGGGTCGCGTACTGCAATAGGGGGATGCCGACATGATTACTGCACTGATCGTGGCGTTGATTCTGATTGCGATTGTCTGCGTCGTGGCGCAGGCGCTGCTCAAGATCGTGAAGGTGCCGGAACCGTTGCCGACCGTGGTGTGGGCGGCGGTCGTGATCGTGTGCTTGCTGCTGCTGCTCGACGTGTTCACGGGGCATCGGGTCACGGGCTGGGCATGGCAATGAGCGAGAAAGACGGCAAGGCCCCGATCAGCACACTCGTCTCCAAAGACTTCATCGCGGATTTACGCGGCGGGTATCCCGCCGTGTGCGACTTCTGCGAGACGCCGACCCCGCCCGAGCAGCTCGAACCCGAGGAAGCCGGGGCGTGGGTCTGTCACGCGTGTTTGAAACGCTGGGATGAGCACGACAAAGCGATGGCGCAGCGCCGCCAACGGGGGGAGTGATGACGACGACGGTGACGACGAAAACGGTCAAGGTCACGGTGACGATGACGGAGAACCGCAAGTTTCTGTGTGACCACCATGCGAATGAGGTCACGGAGGTCGCGTCGGAGCCACCGCCCGCGCCGCAGATGCCGGTGTACACGACCGTCGTCGAGAAGCACACCCTCTACGCCTTCGACACGTCCGATGAAGTGCAGTACCTGCTCGACACCGTGTTCGCGCCGCCGCCGCCATGAACCACGTGCCGCAGCCGGCCGCCGACGAGAAGGTGACGGCGTGGCTCGCGGCGCTCGACGAGACGCTCGACCGTGGCTTCGTCGATCCGAAGAACTACGTGCAGCTCCGCGAGCTGCTCGCGTACTTAAACGAGCTTGCCCCTGGAGACACTGATGACCGCGCAGAACTTCGATGAGCTTAGGAACATCGTGAACCGAGATATGCCGACCTTCGTGGCCGCGAGCTACGGCGAGGCGCTGCCCGCCGCCGACGCGTGGGCCAACATCATTCATCGCAATCCCATTCCCGCTGAGCCTGTCGTTCGACAGGCGAATCTCGGCCGGCTGGAGAAAGCGATCCTGAAAGCCCGCCCTCAACCTGAAACGGAGACTCAAGCTATGACGACCGAACGCCGTCTCGTCCGCGTGCTCGTGGTGGACCCCGACGAGCTAGTGCCGAATGCCGATGCGCTCTTGTTCGATAGCAAGGAGATGTTCACGGACAAGACCGATCAGGAGCTGTTCTTCGGCATTGGGATCGACAAGTTTCTGGAGCAGCACAACGGCAAGCGCACGAAGATCGTCAACAAAACGATCAAGGACCGGACCGAGCATCTCGAACCGGCGCGCATCCGTGACTTGAAAATGCTGGTGCTGACGCTCGCGAAGTTCTGATGCCGCGTCTCGCCTACAAGAAGGAAGCGTTCGCGGGCGAGCCGGCCAAGCTCGCCCTCGACGACTACTTGGGCGAGATGTATCGGCGCGCGCGCGCCAAGGAACGGCTCACGGAGTTCGCGCGGTTCGTGGAGATTCCGGGCACGCCGGCCACGAACGACGACGAGTATCTCGCCGAGACCGTGTTCTACCCGGTGAACGGCAAGCTCGTCGCGCATCACATCGCGATGCTCGACGCCGCCCAGCGCACCATTGAGACGCCGAACGGCCGGCTCATGATTATCGCCCCGCCCGGTTCCGCGAAGTCCACGTACATGAGCGTGGTCACGCCGGCTTGGGTCATGGGCCGGACTCCAGGCACGCGCATCATCTTGACGACGTACGCGACGCGCCTTGCGCGTAAGCAAAGCCGGAAGTGCCTGCAAGTCGTGCGGCAGTTCGACTACACGACGCTCTGGGATGAGCGGCCGGAAGTGCGGCAGGACATCGGGGCGGCCGAAGAATGGGCGATGACCAACGGCAGCGAGCTGATGGCGGCCGGCATTCTCGCCGGCATCACCGGCAACCGCGCCAACGGCATCATCTGCGATGACTTGATCGCGGGCCGCGAGGAAGCGGACAGCCCCGTCGTCCGCGAAAAAGTCATGGACGCCTTTCGCGACGACTTGGAATCGCGCTTGCTGCCGGGCGGCTGGCTCATCCTCATCAATACGCGCTGGCATGAGGACGATCCGAGCGGCTCGATTCTGCCCGACGGCTACGACGGCCGCTCCGGGTACATGCAGTGCAAAGACGGCCGCACGTGGTTCGTGCTCAACCTGCCGGCGCGAGCCGAGAACGCGGACGATCCTGCGGGCCGCAAGGTCGGCGACTACTTGTGGCCCGAGTGGTTTCCGACGACGCACTGGCAGGCCATTGAAAACAATCCGCTCGGCCGGCGCACGTGGATCGCGCTCTACCAAGGGCGCCCCACGGGCGAGTCGAGCGAGGACTTCAACCGTGACGACTTCTTGTGGTACGGCCACGGCGAGCTGCCCGCGCAGCTTCGCCTCTATGGTGCAAGCGATCTTGCGGTTACGGAGAACGATCCCGAACGCGCGCGTCTCGGTCGCGTGGACTTCTCCGAGCACGGCGTCGTCGGTATGGATCAGCGTGGCGATCTATGGTTCCTCGATTGGTGGAGCGGCCAGCTCGACACGGAGGGCAGCATTGAGGCGCTGCTCGACATGGTGGACCGATGGAAGCCGGTGCGCTGGTGGGATGAGGGCGGGGTCATTGACCGCGCGATCCGGCCCGCGATCCGCAAACGCATGCGCGAGCGCGGGGCGAGCGGCGGACGCTACGTCAAGCTCGAATCGCTGCCGCGCATCGCCGACAAGCGTGCCAAGTGTCAGAGCTTCGCGGCGCGCGTCGGGGCCAGGAGCGTGCATTTCCCCAAGCACTACGAGTGGGCCAAGAAAGTCGTCGAGCAGCTCATCGGGTTCCCCGGCCACCGCTACGACGACAAGTACGACGTGTGCGGCCTGATTGGCCGCGGCATCGACCAAATGCGCGACGCCGACGGACCGCCGCCGCTACCGAAGCCGACCATCAAGCCGTTCACGGGCGAGTGGCTCGAATGGCAGGACCCCGACGACAAACCGGAGATTCGTTACCGATGAACCGCCGCACCCTCATCAGTGCCATGCTCGCCGCCGTCTCGGCCGGCTGCTCCGGTCTCGACATCCTGCGCATCACGCGCGTGCGCCAGAGGCCGGGCCGCTGTCAGGGCTGGTGGTACGACGCCGACGATGCGCACGCGCCCGTGTGCGACCGCGAACTCTATGACGCGCTCGAAGCGGCGTACGTCGCCTGCACGAAGGAGACGGAACTGCCCGACTTCATCTACTGCGACGAGCATGTGTATCAGGTGCTGCGCGAGATGGCGCTCAAGGATTGCGCGTACCTATGAGTGGGAGCTACCGCAAGGAACGGATTGAGCGGCTCGTCGAGGAACTGCGCTACGAGCTGACGCGCGGCATCGTGGATCGAGAGATTCCCGAGGCGCTCGTCTACACGTTCGTGATCCCGATGAGCCAGACGTACCCGCGCAAGGGCTGCGTGGCGTTTCGCATGGAGCTGTTTCCGGTGGAGAACATCGGGCTGCTTGGGCTGACGCCCGGCGAGCGCCGCCTGAAGCTCGTGGGAGTTCAAGATGACCGCGACTAAGCGCACGGTGCGCGCCAAGCTCGATCAGCTCATTGACTGGTTCGAGCAGAACAAGCCGCAGTATCGCGACCCGATTCGGGTCGGCGTGCGCCGCAAGACCGCGATGCGCTTCGCGAAGCCGCGCGAGCGCGGCGGCCCGCTCTACTACCGCAATCACGAGATCGTGACGCGCGAAATCGCGCGCGCGAGCCGCGCCGCCGACGCGCTGCATCAAGGAGAAATCGAATGTCTGCCGTAATGCCGCCCGCCGACGTGGAGATGCAGCCGCAAACGCCGCCGCCCGAGCGCCAAGCGACTGAGAACGACGAGCCGGATGAGGCCGAGCGCGCGAGCGTGAAGGGACTCATGGACGACTACTTGGCGGCGCGCGCCTTTGACTCCCCGCTGCGCAAGCAGATTGAACTCGACCGCTCGTACGCAGCCGGCACCGCCGATCAGAGCTGGGCGGTGGACGCGAATCTGCTCGGCAGCTACATCGACGTGCTGACCGCGCACATCTACGCCAAGAATCCGACCGTCTCCGTGCGCCCGGCCGCGCAAGCCGGCAACGTCAGCAACCGCGAGCGGCAACTGTTCTCCGAGACCATGCAAATCGTCATCACGCGCATGTGGAAGGACGGGAAGCTGAAGCGCGCCATGAAGAAAGTCGTGCGCTCCGGGTTCAGCGTGGCGCTCGGCTGGATCAAGTGCTGCGTGCTCGTCGATACCGAGACCGATCCTGAAGTCGAGCATGCGCTGAACGACGCGCGCGACAACATGGCGCGCGTGATGGCGCTCATGGAGCAGATCGCGGACCCGAACTCCGAGGGCTACGGCGACGCGGACAAGCAGAAGGCGGACTTGCAGCTCACGATTGAGGGGCTCGAAGCGAACATTGAAGTGGTGCTGCGCAAGGGGCTCGCGATTGACTTCGTGAGCGCCGAGCACATGCAGTGCTCGCTCGACGTGCGCGACATCGAGGACTACCTGCAAGCCGGCTGGCTCGGCAATGAGTTCTACATCCAGAAGCAGGACGCGTGCGCGGTGTTCCCGATGCTCACGCCCGAGGACGTGAAGCGCGCCAAGACGTACTTCCAGCGCACGCCCGCTGCGTTCGCCTCGGCCACGCACCGCTCGATCTTCGACGTGAATCAGGACGCTCGCGAGGCGTACCAGTACACGACCGAAACGCCCACGACGGGCACGACCATTCAGAACATGAGCGGCAAGCCCGTCGAGTTCATCCGCGCGATTGAGATTTGGGACCGGCGCGATAACCACATCAAGTCGCTCGTCGAGGGGCTCGACAAGTGGCCGCGCGATCCGTTCGTGCCGAAGTACGCGACCTCGCGGTTCTACCCGTACTTTCTCGTCGCGTTCTATGCGGTGGACGGCGACCGCGCGCCGCAGTCGCTCTCGTACCGGCTTGCGAAGCTGCAAGACGAGTACGCGAGCAACCGATCGAACTACCGGCTCACGCGTGAGCGTTCGATCCCCGGCATCTTCTTCAACTCCACGGGGCTGCCACCGTCCGACGTGCAGAAGATCAAAGACGGCGTGCAGGGCGAGTTCATCGGGCTCGCTCCGACCGATCCCGACGTGGACTTGCGCACGCTGTTCGCCGGCAAGCCGGTGCCCGAGATCGACCCGCTCCTGTTCGACACGAGCAAAGTCATCGGCGACATGGAGAAGATCAGCGGCGTGCAAGAGGCGCTCCAGTCGTCGCAGACGATGAACAAGACGGCGACGCAAGCGGAGATCGAGCAGTCGGGATTCAACGCGCGCACGGGCGCGGACCGCGACACCGTGGAAGATATGCTCGCCGATCTCGCGAACTACACCGCACAGCTCGCGATTCAGTGCCTCACGTACCAAGAGGTCATCAAGATCGCGGGGCCGCTGTCGTTCTGGCCGGAAGGCCTGCCGCTGGAGGACGTGACGACGCTGCTCGATGTCGAGATCGTGGCGGGCTCGACCGGCCGCCCGAACTCTGCCGCCGAGCGCCAAGCGTGGGCGC